TCTAAGACTCGCGCTGCTTTTCGTCCCTTATGGGGCTTTCACCGTCACGTTCATGTGGCAGGTGATGGATCGCATCCAGCGATCACGGGAGATCTCATCCATAGTTGAGATGAGTTCATTGTTGGAGAATCCCCACCGCGGGGTTTTCCTCCACACTGTTCGGTAAGTAAATACATCACCCTCGTCTCCTTGACGAAAAGCGATCTTACCGCGCCTTATTGCTCCATAGAGGAGAGCTTTGACCATAGCCGGCTCGTTGTACGTGCCGTCCGTGAAATCAAGAACCCTCTGAAGCCACAGTCTCATGGTGACGTCGGTCTTTTTGCCTTCGTCAGCTTGATAAGCTTCCCACAGGTCAACCCTGAAGGAGTTAGCAATTGGAATGAGACACTTGTAACGCCAAAGCCCAAGGGGACTCTCTGGTCCCGGCGGAACCGGCGATATGATACCGGCTGTGACGCCCTCATCAGGTGGGACAAAATGGAAGTTGTCCTCTCCGATGATGCGCCTCAAAAACGCAAGGGTGTTTGGCAACAGGATGGACTGTTTGGCAGACCATATGGCTAAACGGTTGAAAATGGAGTAAAAATCCTGGAGCTTATGCGTCGAAAGTTCTCCGTATTTACGGATGTACACTCCACGCACTTCCCGGCCGGCGAACCAGTCGGAACCGCAGGATTCCCTAAACGGGCCTTCACAGAAGCTCTTATCATCGTTAATGACTAAGCCCAGGGTCGTTAAGGTCCTGTGCAATAGCCGATAGGCCTTTTGGGCCACGATGATGTCGTCGCCATACACCCCGAAATTTCCGGGTAGGCCCTTTGACGGGCGTAGTATGTCTATATCAAGAGTCTTATAGACTCCTAACAGGAGCGACGCCAGCAGAACAGTCTGCAAGGGGAATGTGAAACCACACCCCATTGTAGAGACCATGCCTAACGGGAAAACCTCTCCATCCCACGTGACAGAACGTGTCCTTAAAATGGACACCCACTGAAACAAAGAACGGGGAAGCATGTACTTGGCGAGGCCTAGCGCTATGTAGTCGCTACATTGCTTAAGGTCCATCGTTGCGTACGAACCGTCGATACTACCCTGACGAGCCATCTCAGCGTTAATACATTGCTGATTTGACAGGTCAAGGCCGACCCGCTTGCGCAGGACGTCGACTATAACGTCACCCAGACCGAGCTGGAAGTAAACGTTACACGAAGGCTCAGTCACTACCACCCTTTTCGAGAGGTAAGACTTAGGAACCAAACTTAGCTGGCCAGAGGATGCTAACTCTATCTCCCCGTGCCTTGCTTTTCGCGCTAATTCAGCGGCTTCGCAAAGCGGGTTGTGTTGGGTAGATAGGCTGTACCAGGAACGTACAAAAGGAGATCCGGCAGTCATAGGGGCGTCGCCGACCTTGAAGTAATAATGGGTCGGTCGCTTCCCATGACCAACAGATTGCCCGGGTCCAAACCGGGCCCTTGACTCAATCGACCCTTGGGTCGCGACGAGTTCTGTGCCGGAAAACGGCTCAAACCAATCGGCCAAGAGGGCCTTCGCATAGGAGATAGAATACCCCACAGCTAGGTCTTCAGTCGGATCGAGCTTCCATCCCAAGCAGGCGTTGTTAGCCGCGTGGAACTTTTGCAAAGTCTCCATCTCAGAATCGGGATGTTCCTCTACTTCGCTCTTCTTGAAGAGCGATCGTAGTAGGGCGTGCTTGGCGAAGACTCTGGAATCCCCGGTGAAGGGGTCGAGCCAAGCGTCCAAACCGTTTCCAAATCGGGTGTCGACAGGAACCTGATCCAGAGATAAGTCGTAGCAAACCAAGGCATAAAGAGCACTGCTGAAAGCAACGTGATCCATACCAGCCTCCAAAGGAGAATACTGATGCCATAACCTTTGACACGACGCACGCAGTCAAGCACGGCTAGAGAAGCCCGTTTTTGACGCATGCAAATACATCACCCATCTCACTTTCAATGAAGCCTCCAGCAAAGGAGAACAACGCTGCTAGTGAGTTGATATCCGCAGTTTCACATCCTGCAGGCAGGACGATCTCTGCACGGATCAACCCCGTAGTCGGCGCCTGGTTGGTAAAAGGGATCATCCCTTTGCCAAACAAGAGCTTCCACGTATTTCGTGGCACGCTGCGCAACTGACCCGTAACAGGATCAATTGTGCCGACCTGCTTGAAAGATGCAGGCCGAGTGAGACTGACGAAGAATGGGCTGGAAGGCGAGTGAGCGGTAACACCCGTCTGGGTGCCCCCGATGCTCGTTACCGCGTATTGCTTAACATTTGCAAGCGTGGTATCCAGAGTCAAGGTGTAGGTTGGACTGGTCAGACCAGCCATTGCTAGGCCCACAACGGGCGAAGTCGGTGATAACGACATGGAGTAACTCCAAAGGTTAACGGCGCAATGCCGCGAATCCGAGGACAGTTGTGTTTATCCACTGACCTACGGTTGGATGTTGAAAATGAAAGTCCGTTAAGGATACGGACAGCGACGGCTTATCACGCGTTATGCTAAGGTCTTCAATCTTAGCTACGGCGGGAGTCCATGGGTGAGTACGGCTAAGACCAGTGGTCGGACCGGGCACGCACAAAGAAGTGCGCGTCGACCGAACACGGACAGTTTGCCAATACCACCGCAGGCTCTGCGACGCGGTGAAAGCAGCTCCTAACACATTGCCGACATTGGTAAAATAGTCGACCAGAAAGGAGTAGGGCACGAGTTCCCAAATAGTCGGAACAAACTCACGGAGTTCAAAACCCCAGCGAGCACTCTCACTACTAGAGGAGGAGGCTTCGGCCTTTACGGCCCCCTTGATTTGAACGCTTATTTTGTGAGCGTCAAATCCCGTGCAGTAAACAGGAACGGTTGAGGTCGGCCCCACCAGCATGGGTAACCAGCTGATGTAGCCGTCCTTCACCGTAACCCTAATAGGGATGTCTTTGAGTGGTGGATTTTCTACCATCTCTTTGACCGCATCGCATATCCCCTTGACATCATTGATCAGAGGTGACACGCCATACGTCCACTGAAGATACAAAGACGCATATGCGTCGGCAACGGAGCCAGCGAGCCTACCGGCTTTCTGTAACCGGTTGATACGGCGGACGCCATTGTTGTACCTCTTCGTGATGTCGCGAATCCCTTTCAAAGGACTTTTTACCATACCTATCGTCTCCTTAAGTTCACCTAAGAAGGTGAGCCCTTGGAACGAGGTCTGAGCCTCGCGAAGCTTGCCAAGGAAAGCTATCTTAGCTTCCGATTTGAGCCTCGACACATCAAAGGTGGGGTCCATTTGGCCCCTAGACGCCGTGTAAGCCAGCGGGAAATCTCCCGAGAGCTCATACGTAAAGAAATTCTCGCGACGAGAGTTCCTCCACTGCGTCCACCTCCAATTAACCGATTCCGACTGAACAACCTTATTCCGCTGGATGCGGGTATAGGCAGAACCGGCGTCAACTCCTTCCGCAACCTGCCGCGTCCAGAACGGGTTCTCCGTTCCGGTGCGGGAAACTGAGGTATTTATGGTAACGGGTGTTATCCCGCTCCAATTCCCAGTCTTCCTATACAGGCCATGGTAGGGCCACAGGTTTTTAGATACGAAAGCCCGTTTGTATCTGGGCTTGCGACTTCTTTTTGCCATGCGGCCTCCGGAGTCAACTAACAGGGATGTAACCACGGCGACA